CTACAACTACATGAGGTCTAGATCTTACAATCAACTTCAACTCATTGTGAGTTTCCTTACTCATCTTCTTCAATGTGAGGTTCAATACCTGCTCATAGAATGATGTTCCTGTATCTCTGGATGAAGTGATAGTTTGCTCAAATGATGAAGCACCCTTCACATCAAACTGAAACCAAGTAGGAGCTCCACCAAAAGCATCAATTGTATCTTCAACTCCTGAACCTGAATCATAAGTGATAGCACCTAATGTACCAAAGTCTGCAAGATATACCGCAGTAATCCCACCTACTACATCCTTACAAGGTTCGTTTCTTCCTTTTGTTAATGTACAAGCCATATTATTTTTTTATTAAAAAAGGGCAGACAAGCATCAGCCTACCTGCCCCTTTTAAGATTTATCAATCAACTCTTAGTTAGCCGAGTTTACGATTCCGTAAGTAACGATATCAGAAGCAAATCCGTATTGTACACCTGCCGTAAAGCGCATTACAAAACGAACATTCTGAGAACCATCAAGATCAGCCATATCTAGAACCTTAACTTCGTTGTGGTCTGATAAAAGACCTGTACCGAAGAACAAGTTAGATTTCTGAGCAGCCATTGCAGTATTGTCAGCAAGACCTGAACAAACAAACAACTTCACACCATCAAATGCTAAATCTCCACCATTGTACCAAGTAGTACCTGCGTTGTTAACACCATTAGCACCTAGACCTGAAGAACCAAATCCACCTAAAGCACGAACATAAGCACGAGCAATGTTTTGTGATACATAGATGTAAAGATCCTCCTTGCCATATACTGAAGTAGGGATTGCATCAACAATCAAACCTAATTGAGCAATAACATTAGAAGCATCAACACTTGTACCTGCAATCTCTTGAGCAGCAGGAAGGTTAGCATCTAATGCAATTTGAGTAGTCAATCCAGAGAACTCATCAGTTGAGCCTGTTCCTTCCCAAATCATCTGCTCTGTTTTCTGAGCAACCTTATCAGCTACATAACCGATTAAGTAGTCTGTGAATGATGCAGGTAACTCATCAAAAGCACCATAACCCATTTGCTCAGCCTCCCATTGATCATGAAAATCTTTCTTACATAGAGCAAGGTTCACTTGTAACTCTTTTGGAGTCAATACACGATCTGCAATCGTTACATCTGAAGCATCAGAGAAATCACAAGCAGCATCCTTAACCAATCCATTGGTTGAAAGAGTACGCATTGTTTCCTTGAACTTCACATTAGGGCGGATAGTTATACCGCCACCATCTAAAGTGTCAGCACTCAATAATGCAGCGGCAATGTATTTCCCTGCAAATTCTCCTGCATAACTACTAGTAATAGAATCAGCCATTTTTCTTCTTCTTTATTTAATTATGATAATTTACTATAAATTCTAGCCAATGTAGTTCCTCTACCTGACTTTGAAAAGTTCTGTACCTGAGGCTTCTTTTCAACAGGAGCAGCAGTTACCTTCTTTGCAGCAGGAACTTCACTCATCTCAACTTTCTCCTCAACTACTTCCTCAGCAGATTGCTCTTCCTTAGGCATCATTGCTGCAATCATCTCTTTGATCTCATCAATAGCAGCAGTAAACTCTTCTTTGCTTACATACGCCATCTCTTCCTCAGCCATCTCAGTAGATTCTTCTTCAGCAACAGGCTCTTCAGTAACTTCCTCAGTTACCTCTTCAGCAGCATCCTTGATTTCCTTAATAACTCCTTCCTCTTCAATTACTAGGATCTTGCCATCTTCCAATTCATGCTCTCCAACAGGAGCAGCTACTTTCTCATCATCTTCACCAATCAGAAATACATTCTGACCTGCTTCAAATGATTCTGCTTCTACAACAATACCATTAGCTAGTTTCATTGTAGCCATTTCAACCTTAACCTCTTCCTGTACTTCTGGAGCAACATCTTCTGAAGGTGTTAATGCCATTTCAATCTTCTTAAACACTTCTGTTAAATTCATTTTTCTGAACTTTTCTAATTAAACAACTTAAAACTAATATTTTGGGTTACTTTCATAACTCTCCCAATTCTTTCAATTTACTCTCAGCCCATCTCTTGCCTGATAAACCTCCCCAAAGGAGATAACTGATATATCCACAAGATTCTTTATCTCCCTCATCATAATACTCCTGCGCTCTGCTCAGGTATGAATACATCCTTTTGATTGTCTCAACAGATACAGGTTGATTCTGTGCTAATTGTTGCGCCCTAACTTTACCAACTTGAGTAGCACATTTATTTCCTCCCTTCTCATTGAGTTCAATCCCTCTCTTTGCATTGTTAGATACTGAATCAGGGTAGTCTCTAAATGATTCCATCTCCAATTTCCTTCCTGATTTGTATCTCTTATCATCTTTGATAGTAGCCTTTATTACTCCCAATAGATAAAGTGATAGGAGATGTTCTGCTTCTTCTGATTCAATTTCTGATAATTGAGAACTGAGTTCAATAGTGGATTCTCTTTGCATGAACCATCCTTCAATGCTAAACCCTTTGACCTTTCCACTTTTGACATATTCCTCCCAGATATCTTCATTATTAACTTTCATTGAAACCATCCATGTACCCACAGGATACTCTAAGCCATAGGCTCTGCTCTTATCTTTCTCAGGATCTTCTATTATCCAACTCTCAACTAATGATAAGCCTGTGATTTTCTCCTGATGCTCTAAGGTAGCATTGCCCTGCTTCCCATTCATGAGATATAATTCAGATGCTCTCCTGATAGTCTCCTTCGTAAAGAATACATAATACTCCTCATCCTGATCTCTCCTGTATATAGGCTTATCAGGAATCATAGCAGCACCCATAAGAACTCTCTTCTCAAGATCTACCTCCTTAAACTCAAATTTGTAATCTTTGCTCAAGGTGATAAAATCCTCCTCTATTGCAGGATGCTCAACAATGCTGATTGCATCTATACCATGCAATAGCTTCTCCTCATCCAATACTAACTCAAAAAACTTCATATTATTCTAGTGTTGCCGTTTCCTTTATTTTTCTATCTAGCTTATTCGCATTCTGGATATCCTGATTTACTACATACGCTCTCACAGGTTGCCCTTGTAGCGATTGAGTAATTTGATTTCCTAAATCAGATGCTGCCGTATCTAATGCAAATCTAGGTGCTATGCTAGGAGTTGATATCTGTGGTCTTGGTACACTTCCTCCTCCACTTGATCCTGTTGTTGCAGGAATTGGTGTAGCATATATCTGCCTAACTGATGCAAGACCTGAAGCAACAACCCCTGCTGCCGCAATAGCCCCAAAGATACCTCCCTGAGATAATGCTTTAGTAGCACCTGTATAGGTATTGATAACTGCTTCTGCTGCACTTAATGCTTTTCCTGCATGAGCATTCTCCCCTGCTAGATTGGCTAATGATCCTAATGTTCCTGCTATAATTTGCAGTTCCATCATCTTCTGCTCTCTAGTTTTCTTTACAGAATCCTTTCTAATCTGATCTGCTTGATTCGCATATTGCTGATCAACCATCAACATACTTTGTCTCAGATTCTTATGCAGGGCTAATGTAACACTAGAAGTATCAGCAGCAAACTGAATCTCCTTACTAGCTACCTTAGTCATTTTCTCATCATAATTACCTAAGGATTCAGTAGCACCATCTTGAGCATCTGTAAAGGCATTCAATCTAGTGATTAAGGATTTCAACCTTCTATCTCTTTCTGCCTCTAATTCAATAACTCTAGCTTCTGCTTCTGCCTGTTCTCTGATATCTTCCCTAGTAGATTCTCCTAATGCAACTCTCTCTCTAACTATTCTTGCTCTCTCCTTAGCAATAGCAATCTCATCATCTGCAATCTCATTCTGCAATTTAGCAGCCTCTCTCAATGCATTGGCTCTTTCTTCATTGCTCTTAGATTCATCTTCTGCCTCTAATCGTAATCTCTCAATAGATGCTCTCCTTTCTGCATTTACCTTAATCAACGCAATCTGTCTATCCTCTAATGCTTGTTGGGCTTTCTCTAATTCAATTGCTGCCTGAGCCTCATTCCTGATCTCATCTCCTAATCCTTTGAATGTACCCTTCAATATATCTAAGCCCTCTGAGAAGTCTCCAGATATGATCTTGAATAATCCCTCTCCAAAGGTTGAGATCCTATCAACTAGTACATCCACAACCGCACCAATACCTTTCATTGCCTGAGATAACTTATCAGCCCCTCTCTGAGTCTTGGTGAAGTAAGATGTTAAAGCAGTTATAGCAATCAATAATGCTCCAATTCCTGTGGCTGCAATAGCAACCCTTAAAGACTTGAATCCTTTTACTGCATTCTTAATTCCCTTCACTCCATTTCTAAAGCCTGAAACTAACCCTCCAGTTAACTTATCTGCTTGAGCAGCAACACCTGAAAGCCCTGAAGATAGATTATCCACACTATCCTCAGCACCTTTAGTATTTACATTGATATCTATCTCTTTCTTAATTGCCATCTAATCTGTTCCTTTGCTTCTCTCCATTTAGTAAGAATCTTCCATTGTCCTTTTGCAATCATCAGATCCTGA